TACTCTGCCAAGTATCGCACCACAGTGTTTTTAAGGCGTTTAACACAGGCTGTGCAACGCCGTTCCACAAGGTATCGAAGATCTCTTTTATATTGTCAAACAGTACGCCTAGAGTGTTCCATGTCTGCGTGCCAAAATCCGCCATTAGGGGTAATCCTACAGTGAGAAAGTTTTGCAGTATAGGGAACACTGCCACATTCCAGATATCAGAAAACACCTTGTTGAAGCTGTCAAAAAGTCCTATGCCTATCTTGCCAAGCGTGCTGAAAGCGGTCTGCATAAGCGGCGTAAAATCGTTTATAAAATAAGCTTTGAGCGGTTCGGAAAGCGACTTTATATCGCTGAAAACTCCGCCGAGTATCTGAGCAAGTTCAATGCTCTCTCTTTCAAGTCCGCTCCATATATCAGCGAAAATAGGCTTAAAATTCTTATCAAGATAGTCTGCAAGCTTTTCAAACTGAGATCTTACTGATTTGAAAAAGTCAGACAGCTTTTTATCTGCCTTTCCCGTATCCACCTCAACGCTAGTCCCGGAAGGCTGCATTATCTCCCCGGCTCCGCTGACCCCAGTGCTGTCTGACTTGCTCTCATCATTCAGCTTGTTCATCTGGTCAAAGCTTGCAAGAGAGCCTTCCTGTGCCTCCTGAGCCTGCTGTGCATTGTCGGCTATATCGCTGTAATTATCCGCCGCCTGAGAGGTGCTTTTCACTATGCTTTGAGCCTCGTCTGCACTGTTGCTTAGTTCAAAGCCGAACGCCTCTGAAAGTGCCCTCGCTGCCCCCTGTGCCAAAGCTATGAGCTGTGAAAGCAGACTGTTTATCGCCTTGACAGCAGGCAGAAGAACGTTCATCAGCACAGTGCCGATAGTTGCTCCGAACTCTTTCCATTGTTCAGAAAGTATTCTTGTCTGGTTCGCCCAGCTGTCAGAAGTCTTTGCAAAGTCCCCCTGTGCAAGAGCCGTTTGCGACATAACGTAATTGTATCTCAACTGGACTTTTTCAGCCTGCGACATATCGGCAGTTGACTTCGTTATACCCTTTGAAAGCGCATACGCCTGCAAATTGGCGTCCGTCATAACGATACCGAACTGTTTGAGGGTCTCAGTTTCGCCTGTAAAAATTGATTTCAGAGCCGTGCTTGCTACGTCCTGACCAACGTTATAAAATGACGCCATATCCGCAGACAGCCCTGTAAGAGCCATAGCCATATCGCTTGCACTGTCATTGGCAAGCCCCATTCCTGCCGCCATTGCCATGAAGTTTGAACCTGTTTGTTTGGCAGTAAGCTTTGAAATGCCGTAGGTCTTGACAGCCGTGTCAGCGAAGTCCTCCATTTTCTGCTTTGATTCACCGAAAGCCGTGTCAACAACGTTCTGAACTTCCGCAAGATCTGAGGCTGTTTCTATGGATTGCCTGCCGAAGTCCACAAGCTTCTTGACGGAGAATGCAGCTGTCACAGCCATTGCAAGGCTTTTAAACTTTGGCTTGATATCACCCACCATATCAGAAAGGCTTTTCAAACCCTTTTCAAAGCCCTCGCTGTTTATGTTGGTGTCAAAATTCAAGCACCCGTCAGCCATTGTCATTCACCTCCCGTCAGTTGTTTCAGAAACTCTTTGTCCTCGTTTTCAGCCCTCTGCTCTTCTGCTGAGAGCTTTCGTTTAAGGTCTATCATATTGCGGTGGTTTCTGTAAAATTCCTGCTCGTATTTTTCAAGCTTTTTGCCCTTGTTAAGCTTTTGCCGTATGCCTATAACAGACGAAAAAAGCCCCTCGCCTATCTCATTGAAATAGCCAAGAAAAGTCCACCAGTGAAGATATTTTACCGTCCTCGTTTCAAAGCCTGCTGCCTTGTTCACCGCAGGAAAAATAATACTCTCGTCCTGCTCCCAATCAATAGTCTTTGTAGGCTGAACGTTCTCCTGCGGAACATCTCCACCGCCTACAAACCAATAAGCCTTGTCAACAGCCTCCTGCAAATGCTCTCGTGGGATATTCTCAGCGTAAAGGCATTTAAGACACACATAGCACTTTTCACGCTCGTCAAGTTCGGGGTCTTCAAATGCCGAATATATCCGCAGTATGACCCGAAAATCCGAGTGTATGGCATACTCTTTGCCGCCTATTTCAAGGGCTGTTGGCAAGTTGCCTATCATTTCAGCAGCTCCCTGAGCAGAGCCTTTTTGTCCTCGTCAGAAAGCTCCGCCACGTTGACCGCAGGCTGAGCAATATGTTGATGAGCGATAACAGGTGCGGTGTACTTCTCCACCTTTTCTTCGAGCTTTATCTGAGCTGCCGTCTGTGCTGACTTTATCTCCTGCACCACCACCGCAAGAAGCGCTTCAAGGAAGTTCACAAGTACAGGCTTGCCGTTTGAAGCCACAGAGAACACGTTCACGCTTCCAAGCGCCGCCGTACACACATCGCTTCCAAATATGTCATTGACCATTTCTCTTGCACGCTGGTCATACTCTTTGAGAAGCTGAGTTCTGTCCTCGTTCTTCTCACGTTCTGACACTTCTTCTGCAATATTGTCAGCCTTGCTCATAGCGTCCTGTATCCTGGTGATGATACCAACGTCTGACACGTTTATACTTATAACTCTGTTCTCGTCGCCGTTTATAGCGTACTCTTTGTAATTGCCGCTGTTAAAATCTATTGACTGCATTGACATTTCTATCGTCCTTTCTGTATTATGGCAAACAAAAAGCACTCCGCTCTGAACGAAGTGCTTTCATATGTTTGCCATATAGTTTATTCTTCCGTAGTCTTTGCAAACGTTGGCACGCCTGCCGCAAAGGTGACAGAGCCTTTCACTCTGTTTCCTGCAAAGGTGCAGTTGAACGGGATATTTACGCCCCCCTGTGGTCCGCCATAAGACTGCGGCTTGACTATGACATCTTCCGTCCATGCGTCATACGCACCTGTGGTCTTGTCAACGATGACTTCAAGCACGCTTGTCTTGCAGGCGTCACCGGTAAGACGATTCATCATGATATCCTTGAGCTTTTCGTAAAGTGCGTCACCGGGCTTTGCATAGAATGTGTCAAGGTCGAACTCAGGCTCATAGCCGTTGTCCTCAACTGTGGTTTCATCAAGGATATTCTTCTTTGTGGAAGTGTCAGGGTTGAGTGCCACACTTGCGTCCTCAACGTCCTTACCGAGAAGATACCAGCTTGGTGATGAGGCGACCGCTGCGAATGTCGTGTCAAGATAATGCAGAAGATGACTTCTGTTGAGCTTTCCGCTCTTGTATGAATAATCAGGCATATGTTTTCCTCCTTTTATATCTGATACTGTGCCGCTATCTGTAACTGATACTGCACAGTATCGTTTGTGTTTTCGTTTGGTATTGCATATATCATTCCGTTTGCACAGGTGAGCTTTTCAAGAACGCCTGTCCTTTCCTCACCCTCTGTTATGGTGGAGAACGTGGTATCTCTATGCTTGTCTGCATAGCTTTCAAGCCACATCTGCAATTCAAGCAGTACGCCGCTGTTTGACATTCTGTCAAAGTCGTTCATAGATTGATACACCGCATAGAGAATGAAGTTATGCTGTCTTGTCTGTCCGCCCAGAATATCAGAGCTTATAAGGCTGTCGCCTGTTGAGGACAAGCCGTAATTGGTTGGCGTATCGTCGGTAAAGTCGATATGGATATCGTTGCAGACCTCCGATATTTTCGGAAACTGCTGCAAAATATCTTTCACAAGCTCGATTATGTTCATTTCGCTTTGCCTCCCATTATCGCCGCCGCTCCTCTGAGTATTTGCTGTTTCTTGTCGGCTTTCATTCGCTCAAACCAAAGCTTGCCGGCAAGTGGCTCTTTAAAAGTGCTGTAAACAAGGTCTTTGTCCGTCAGCACTTTCTTTTCTCCATGTCGGGCGTAAGACGAGCCTGTAACAGAGGATACCATAAGCTTGCCGTAATACTGATAGCGTGCGTAAGGTGCAAGATACTGTATCTTGCCGCTGCCTATTTTTGTGCCTCTCGTGGCGGACTTTCTCAGATTAGTGCTGAGGGTAGGTGTATACTTCACCATATGCCTTATGCACTCGGTGTCAATGAACTTTTGAGCCTTATCAAAACGTTCTGAATACTTGGCTGCAAAGGACTTATCCCAAGTGATAGCCCTGCTGTCCATAGGCTGACTAATTTTCATTTCACGCTCACCTCCATATGTGGCAGACCACCGAACATATAATCATCAATGCTCATTACCGTAACAAAGTCATACTCCGCACGGAACATTTTCATGCTCTCAGATATGCTCTGCGGCGTTTGGTTGTCAAACTCAAACTCACACTTTCCTCTCACAAGCATATCCTTTGCAGGGGTTTTCGGCACATTATCATCATAGAAATACACCCTTGTGCTGTCTGAGGTCTGCATACCGCTTTTCACGATACTTCCCGACTTATTCTCACACCAGTAAACTTTCTCTGCATACTTCCGCACAAATCCCTCTGTCTGCTTGTCAAAAAGATACACCGTGCAATCGCTGTTTGCAAGCATTTACCTCACCCCTCTGTAAAGCAGCCCTGTTCCGCTGAGCCATTTGTACACGATATCGTGAACGGCTCTGTCAGCGTTCTGCCTGCGGATATCTGAGCTTTCATATGACTTTGACCAGCCCCCAACGCTTTCGGAAGATACCCCCTGAGTGCCGCCCTCCTGCTCTGCCTTGAAGATATTCTCCGCAAGCTCGCAGCAGCACATTTTCACTTCTTCGGGGATATCGTTCTCGTCAACGTTGTCAAGGGTATATTGCTTCATAAGGCTTGTGGCTTGCATTGCATAGAAGTCAAAAGCGGCAGATATGTCAGGCTCTCTGCCGCAAAGATAAACGCCTATATAATAGCTCTCGCTTGCATATGCTTTCATACTGCCGCACCTCTTTACTTCTTGAATCTTGCAAGCACTACCTTTGACTGATCTGAGATAGCCACAGTGTAATGCTTGTCAGCAGATATATCTGTGCAGCGCTTTGTGCTTCTTCTCTCTGTTTCAACGTTGGTGTCACGCTTGAGGTAGATAGTCAGAGCTGATGTTTCGTCCTCTGTTTCAGTATCAGCGTTGAGCTTGATGATAGGGCATATGTAGAAAGTGCCAGCCTTGACAGCGGCGTTCTTTACAACATAGTCACCCACCTTTGGAGCGTAACCCTCTGCACAAGGCGTTACTGAGCCGAGCTTTATCTGTGAAGCAGTTGGTGAAGCTGTGCTGTCCGCAACAACTTCCTTTGCACCCTCTGCATCGCTGTCAACTCTCACATACTGTTCTGGGATAGCCTCGTTAAGTGAAACCTTCTTTGACGGAACGATACGGCAGTTCGCTATCTTGCCTATCTCGCCTGTCATTACCACATTGCCGTCATACTTATCTGCTGAAATGAAGTTCGGGTCCTTTCTAAGCTGTGAGTTCTGATGAGGATTAATAAACATAGCCTTTTCGGTGTTCAGCTCCTCATTGAACTTGTCAACAGCGTCAACAATGCCGCTGTAAGAGATAGCAGAAGCCGAGCCGTCATAGATGAGCTGAGCTTTCATAAGTGCGTCCATGCTGTCTGCGTCCACCTTAGAAGCGATAGACATTGCAAGCTGTGAAGTCGCCTGACCTACAGGGTTGCCATAGCCGCTGAGAACAGCCTCGTCGGTTATCTCCACCGCTTTCATGGCTTTCTTTACCTTAGCCTGAGTGGAGTCTGTTTCAAGCTTGACAGTTTCGGCTTCAACGCCCTCTGCAACATCAACTGCGTCGCCGATATACTTATACTGCGGCACTGTGATAGTGTCGCCAGGCACGCCAACGAGCGTTCTGTCTATCTTCGCAAAGGGAGATACAGTTATCTTAGACTCTATCTTTGCGTCGATCATATCACTCATTACCTCAGGATCGATAAGGTCGGTGATCTTTGTCTGCTCTGCGAAATACTGCATAGAAATTCTAATGCCATTTGTCATTTTCATAATATCCTATCCTTTCAACTGTTCGTATTTTTCGGGGTCTGTTCGTTTAAGTTCCAACCTCTGCATATACCCCATTTTTGCAAAGGTTTCCTTGCTCACTTCACCTGCGGCAGGCGTACCTGTGGGAGCAACCGGGTTCTTGATAGGCTCGGAGCTTTCAAAAAGATAATCGTTATCTTTCTTCACGTTCTCGATAGCCGTCTTGATATCCTCAGCCTGATTTTTGGAAGCTTTGAGAGTTTCCACATCAAGCAAAGCTTTAAGAGCCTTGACGTTTCTTGCCTTGCTTGCCGAGATAGCGTTATCAAGGGCAGCGTCAAACTCCATATCAGATATCTTTGCCTGATACTCGGTATCTTTCTTAGCAAGGTCAGCGGTGAGCTGTGCGACTTTGCCGTTAAGCTCCTTGACGTCCACGCCCTCAAATTCTTTGAGAGAGTTCTGTGCGGTATCAAGGCTGTCCTTATAGTTATCACGCTCCACCTCAAGGCGGCTTTTCACCTTTTCAAACTCAGCCACAGTCTTATAATTCTCTGCCACCTGTTTTGTGATGTCCTGTTTCTTGTCCTCAGGGATAACGATACCCAGAGCGGCAAGGATCTCAAAAATGTTTTTCATATGTTTGTCCTTTCTACATAGCTTATATACCGCTCTGTCTGCGGTGTGAAAGTCTGACAGTTTAACGTCATATCAAGGACGAAATGGTATGAAAAAAGCACCCGTTAAGGTGCTTAGTTCCGATGTTTGATTAATCTATTGTCTGCCAATCTTCCGACAACATATCTGCTTGACTTGCAAGCCAGCCAAGTTGTACGCCAGAAGTTCCCACAAACGCTAATGCTTTATTGCCCATATCCTTATGGTTTACATTTGTCACAGTACCATTAGGTGATTTATAACTAACATTAGTGGCAAGCTCAACATACTGTCCTTTGCCATTCCAACCTTTTCTTGCTATTTTCTTACCTCTCTTTGCTTCTTCAATTGCCTGTCCGAAATTCATATTTATCCGTCCTTTCTGATTTTGGGTATAAAAATACCGCCCGACATTAGTCAAGCGGTAAAGTTATCATTTGAAATACTCTGTAAGTTCAACTTCTGAATCAATGTACACAGCGTCAATATAATAACTGTTGTGTACGATTATCTTCTTTCCGTTTAATGTGTATATCTGCGTTTGTGAGCCGTCAACATCTGTCAGCATATCGGACCGTTCAATGCCTGGGATATGCTTTTCCAATGCTGCACATTGCTTTTCAAAAATTTCTTTGTCCGCAGCCGTGCAAATATTGTATTCATATTTTTTCATTGCTTATCATCCAATCCATACCTTTTATCTACTGATCTTCGTGTTTTTACAGCGGTCTTCAAAGTGTCTGCTATAGCTTCTTCTCTGCTCATGTTTTTTCGTACCATTTTATTTGATACCAAGTCTTCAAAAGAAATGATAGGTTCGGTCTGGTCAAGGGTTTTACGAGCTTTTTGATCTTCCATTAACTCTCTTGCCTGAAAGCGATATTTGTTACGCAGTTCACAAGCTTGTCTTGCCTGTTCTTCAATAGACTTGCTTTTGTCGATAAGCTGAGGAATATTTTTATTATGGTGTCTGTACCACTTTCGCACGTCTATATCAGACATCTTACCTTTCATATCAATTATATCACTATAATCTTTTTGCGTCAAGTCTATCTTGGTTTTTCCCACCCCGATATTCCCCAGTCCGTCGGCGTTTACACGCTCTCTCTGCTGAGGCAGGCCCATTGCTTTTGAAAACCTTGTATACTCCTGGGAAGTGCCACGATATCGGCAGCGTGCGTTGATGATATCTTCCTCATCAGCACCTGCCTCTTCAAGAAGATGTATCTTCTGTCGCTGTGCTCTCATTGCAGTTTCAAGCTTTCTTTGCCGCTGTAAAGCTTCATACTTTGTGTACTCTTTATCGCCGTACTTAACAGGCTTGTTCTCCTCTGCATTCATCTGTGCAAGCTCCTCATCTGTGTAGGAACGCTCAGATATGCCGGGGATAAAGGGGTAATAATCGTGATAGCAATTCGCTCCGCACAGACCTGTCACAGTACCAAGACCGCAGATAGTTTCAAGCTCTTTTTTGCTGTAGACCTTGCCCTGCCATTCTTGGTGAGAGGGTCTTGCTCCGCTGTGCCAAGTGACTTCAAAATAGTCCGTGCCAAGCTCTTTGGCGTTGTCCTCATTCATTTTTGCGGTTAGCTGTGAAAGCCCTGTCATCACCGAACGCCTTGCGGCTACGTCTGCCCTGTTGCTCCAGCCTGTGGCATAGTCCACAGTGCGCAGGCCTGAGTTCGTCATATCCGAAATGACTTTTTTTATGACCGTATTGTAATCGAACGCTCCGCTTGCTATGCCCATTATGGCGTTATCAAGGCTCTGCTGATAAAAGTCAGCCGCCTGCGTGAATTTCAGCTTGCCGTCAGGCTGTTTTACTGCAAATCCGAGTGACTGAGATATGTTTTTAAGCTCCCCCGAAGTCTGCTCCGATACAGCCGACAAAAGCCTTTGCAGACCCTCGTTTTCTTCAAGGGGTATTCGTGCCTTGCCTTTGGTCTTGTATATGCTATCGTCCCATTCATAGCCTTTTTGCAGGATATCATTGTATAGCTCTTTTATCTCGTCTTTGGATAGGTCAAGGTTATCGGCTATGGCTTTCTTTATCTCACGCTTGCTCATTCCAAGCTCGTGAAGCCTGTATATCTGCCAATCCGCCGAACGTGTTATCTCGCCGTTTATCTTTATCCTGCGGACGATATCCTCCATTATCTGCATTTCAAGGTCACGCAGGGGCTTGTCAAACACCATTGAAGCTCGCTCTATCTCGCTTGCTTTGAGCATTATTCTATTACCTCTGCGGTGCTGTCGGAGGTCATTTTCTTAGCCGTTTCCTCGTCCTCACCATACCATTTCATTCGGTATTCCCACAGTGGCATAATGCCCATAGAAACGTCCTGACGGTCGCTTGCACGCTTTGTTTCATCATCAGCAAGGATACTGTCCTCGAAGTTCACAGACAGCTCATAACCGCTTTGAGTAAGCCCATTATAGAACGCCAGCGAATAGCACAGGTCTTCGAGGCAGACACGGAGGTTATTCTGTATCGCCGTGACAGTATCGAACTTTCTCTGCTTTGAGGACTTTATCTCCGTTGCCGTCTTGTCAACTGTCTGAGGGTTTGAGATATCCCCATAGGACAGCCCCACAGCAAACTCTATCTCACGCTTGTATTCTTCAAGTCCTGCGATAAAATCAGCCTGCCTTAACTGCGGTGAGAACTCGTGATAAAAGTCACCGCTCGTGCCAGCCGACACGTTTACCCCTCTGAAAAGCCGTTCATTGAGCTTAGGCATTTCTGCACGCTTCTTACCTGTGAACGGGTCTGTCACAGGTCTTAACACAGCCTCGTCAACGTCTATTGCACGCTCCCCTGATTCAAACTCCCAATCGAGCCTGCCGAATTGGATATCAGCTTTTCTTATGACTTCTTCCGCCCCTGCGAACACTGATACGCCTGAATGTGAACCGTCAACTGTATTGTCGATAGGGTTGACATAATAGCCAAAAGAGGGTCGCAGCATAAGGGGATAGGCTATCTGAGGGATAAGCTCCGCCCACTCTGAAACAGCTGTGAGGGGTATCTCAGCGCCGAGAGACACGCCGTCATTGGATCGGAAAGCCCTGTTTGTGATAGTCAGCCCTTTTTCATAGTCCAGAGCGTGATATTCAAGCCTTATGCGGTAATCATTATCGCCCATGCGTTTTATCTCAGGGAAAATGACCTTTATAAGCCTGCCGTTCACGTTATACTCCACAGGAATGAACTGCGACTGCGGAACATACTGCACCTTATCAGCACCCAGCGGCTTTATTATCATTGCTCCTGTTGCAAGACCTCTTTGCAGATTTTTGTTGAGGTTTTCAAGGGCGTTTTTCATTATGGCATCAAGCTTATCGTTGGAAACTTTCAGGGTCATTTCATTGATAGCCGTGTTCGCAAACTCCCTCACAACAGCCTGTTCAAGCCGCAGAGAGTGAACTCCCTTGGGTGCTGCATTACCTGCATACATTCTGTCCCACTTGTCAATAGCTCTTATCATGCTGTCCGTCACGGCGATATCAATACCGTAAACGCCCTTTATATCTGACTTTGAAAGCATTCTGCTTATCCACTCCCTTATTTTTGAAATAATGCCCATAGCTTACTGACCCCGCCTTTTCCATACTCTTTCCATTGCATACCGAACGGCGTCGATAACGTGGTCATTGCCGTCGGGATATCTGCTTATAACGTTGCCCTCTTTATCTCTGTCATACTCGCAGTTGATGAACTCCTCGCAAGCCACAGGACAACGCTTGTTATCTATAACGATACTTCGCAGAGATTGCAGCCACTTATATGAATACTCCCTGCTGTTAGGACCTTTCTCTGCGCCTCTCGCAAGCAAGCCGTATGCTCTGTAATCCTCAACAGACTTATTCTCTGCACTGTCGCAGGTGATAAGATCGTTTGCCGTGATACCAAGCTCAAGCAAATGCTTTGCGGTATCAATATTCTTTGTTTTGTTGCAGGTGTACTCCTGCCATATGAACAGCGTGTGCTGAGCAGGGGCATAATGTACTCTGACAAAAGCGTAAAGGTCGGGATACCAGCCCCAGTCAACGCCGTTATAGATATTATCGAACTGTGCTATCTCGCTGTCGGTTATCTCTCTTATGAGGACGTTATCGAAAACATTGCCACCAGTACCGTTTGCAACGCCCATATACTCGTTCTCATAGGCAGTGGGATTGGTTTCTTTGAGAAATTCGGCATCATCAAGAAAAGGCTTGCCAAGCCACTTTTTCGGCACAGTTAGATAAGTGCTTTCGGTAACGAGTCTGTCCGTTCTCGGCACTTTGATGTACTTGTTCGCCCAGTTCTGAGCCGACTTCGGAGGGTTGAAAGACTTGAACTTATATGCTCTCTCGCCGCCTCTTATAACAGACTGTTCTATCGTTCGCACAGCTTCTTCACCGCCGAACTGGTCAAGCTCCTCAAACCACACGATGCCGATATAGCCAAAAGGCGGCTTGATAGACTTTATCTTGTGCGGGTCATCAGCACCACGAAAGTATATTTTCTGCCCTGTTGAAATGCGCGTGATCTCAAGGGGCGACTTTGTGCAGGCAAACTCATCATCAAGACCAAGTGCAGATATTGCCCAAAGTATCTGAGAATAAACGCTGTCTTTAAGAGTATTCGCCACAGCACGCAGGACGCAGACGTGCATATTCTCGTTCTTCATCAGCAGGTCGATAACGTTCAGACCGCAGAATGAAGATTTAGTCGAGCCACGCCCGCCGGGGAAAACATACTCGGAATGTTCCTGCTCTGCAATATCGAACAGGACAGGCGAGAACGTAGGAGCGACAAGGCTCGCAGGGATACCGCTGTACACCTTATCAGGCATAGAAACAGGCTCAAGCTTTTGTTTTTCAAGCCTGAGCCTTGCGTTATCGTATTTTATCTTATGCTTTAGCATATCGTCGTCACGGATAATGTCACGCAGCTCTTTCACCGCCGCAACGTCCCCTTGCTTAGCCCTTGCCATAAGAGCCGCATTCACAAGAAGCATATTATTTATGAAGTCAGGGTCAAGGATGTTAAGGTCAATGCCCTGCTCCACGAGGAACTCATAGTCCGCTCTGGTATTGGCAGGCTGTTCAAGCAGGAAGTCCATCACCTGCTTCATAGTCTTTTTACGCCTGCGGACTTCGCCTGATTTTTTACCGCCTTTTGCACCGTTTTTTCGAGCTTCACTCGAGCTTGGAACTATTAAATTCTGTTCATTCGGCATTCACCTCACCTCGGTTTTTACATTGTTTCGTTGTGTACAACATATCTCTGATAATATATGCTAATTCATGATGATATTCTTTGATTCTTTGTAAGTATGTAAAATAGATAGCCATATTTTTATTAATATCATTAATATCCTTGCTCGATTTAATATCGAGCATTGTCTTACGATACTTATCATCATACGTAAAATCACCCAAACGCATAAATTGGAGATTTTGACTTATAACAGGATCATTAAGTTTAAAATTATACCCAAATTCTAAGGTTCTCTGTACTATGCCTTTGAATGACTCAAGCAAAAACTCGTCACTTTTATCCTTATATTTCCTCTGTCTTGCAATTAAATCAAGCACTTCACAATATAATTCATTTACGTTTTCATTATTTACATTTGTCATACAAACAACTCCTTGTTTTAAATTTAACAAATTAATATAGTATTCAATTTGCTTTGCTTTTATTATAATATATATTTTGAAAATGTCAATGCTTTTTTTATAAAAAAATTAACTAAATATATTATAATAAACTTAGCCGATTTTATAGGTTATTTAGAAAAAATAATATTTGTAAATTTAATAAGGAAAATTGATCTACTAACGAATTCAATACACATACTTATAATAGCACGCTTTATCTCCCACTACGCAAAAGACACCCCGTTTGGAGTGTCTCTTGTGAAAATACTTTAAGGAGTTAAGTAAATGTTGGAGCAGATGTTGAGCTGGCACGCTCTCGACCTGCATACGGAGCTTTCGCCCCGTCGGACTTTTTTTATGGAGGTCCGCAAATGTTTGCTTGCCTTATTGGCTATTGTAATGATATCATACTATGTGCGTTCCTGCAAGTGGTATTGAGTGGTCTTGTGTGGTATATTTAATTTCTCACAACCATTGTGAAACATTCTCAGCACGGTTTTGTAATCTCTGAAAATATAGTTGTGAGCTATCTTCTTCACTGATATACCATTGATGAAATACAGTTTGATTATCCTTGCGGTATCTATGGTTTCAGCTTCCTCATTGCAGAACACCTCGTCTATCTCAGACTGTATCTCCTGCGTGAGCCTTGCACGCTCTTCGCTCAGCTCCTTTTGTTTCTCACCCTTGCAGGCATAACTCAGCATTGAGCTTTCAGCCGTGTTGCCGGGCGTTCCTGCCGAACTGTCATTCTTGTCATAGCATACGGCTTTCCCATTCAGTATCCTTGCCCTGTTTTCTTCAAGATTGGCTATGAGCTTTGGTATCAGCCGATAGCGTGATATCTTTTCTTGTATTGTCAACCTCTATCCCTCCTCGATCATTCTTCCGCAAACAGGACAGAACTCAAAGCGGACTTCCTTGCCGTCTGCACCAAGCTTTTCGCTCCACTCTGTCACTCCATTGCAGTATTCACAGCCTGCATATTCGGGTATGTTTACGCCGTTATGTTTCGCAAGCCCCTCGTTGCAGAGTATCAGCTCCAACGCCTGCAATGCGTATGTGAGCTTTTCTTCTCTGTCCTGCGTCTTGTTTATCTTCCAGACTGTTGTCTGCCCTCTGCGGATATTCTCCTGCATTATGCAGGCTTGTCTGAAAAACCTGCCGTTTCGCTCTTTACTGTGAAGATACTCCCGCTTGTATTCCGCCTGCTTGTCCTCGCATATCTCTTTTGACCAGCCCTCATGCCTGTTCTTGTAGCCAAGTCTTGATAACTGTGAGAAATACTTATATTCCTCAGCAGGATACTCGTCATAGATAAGCCTGCCGTCTATCGCCATATCTTCATATCGTGCGAACTCTTCTTGTGACATTCTTTTGAAATCTATCTTTATAGTTGATACCCCCTTTTGTGGAGGGTTGTGGAGGGTTTTCGCTGTTTTTCAAGAACTCTTTCTTTATATATATTCTTTTTTATTTTCTTATACGAAAGGTTAAGAAAACCCCTCAACCTATCCACAACCCTCCACACTTACAGATACTTACACTTGCTCGTCAAGGGTTATACCTGAATAATAATTGCACCCTCTGCCTTTTACTTTCTCAAAGCGTTTTGCAAGCTCCATACCGAACTTTGTTGAACTCATACGATATTCATTGTTCTGCTCAGCCCAGTTAAGATATGCCGCAAAAAGCTGACTTGACTTAACGCTCAGACCCTTGCCCACAGTACACTTATCCTCAACAAATGCAGAGATAACGTCCATTTCACGGCGGTACTCCCTCACTTCTTCAAGGACGGCACGAGGCATTTTAAGCCCCTCTTTTTGCCACAGCAGACAGCCCTCAACTGCCCAGCGGAATATGCCCGTAAGCTCCGCCGACAGCTTGTATTTCAGCCTGCGGTCTATCTTTTCTTCGGGTATCTGCACAGTGAATGGTATCATATGTATCCTGCGCCATATGCCCGTATCCGTTCCTCTGATGACAGGCTTATGGTTTGTCGCCATCCAAAGTTTGAACTCAGGCTTGAACTCGAACTCGTCGCCGTAAAGCTTTCTTGCCGTAACAGTATCATCGCCTGTAAGCTGTTTGAGCAGACCCTCGTTGATACGAACGCCCTCGTTAGGCTCAACGCTTGTCACGAGCCTTGCTCCTTTGAGCCTTGCGATATCGCTGTTTATGGCGGTGCTCTGATTACTGCGCACCATAATAGTTTCAGGCTGGATATTTGCCGCATAGTCCCCGAAAATATCCCTTATGATATCAATGAAAGTTGACTTGCCGTTTCGTCCTGTTCCATATAGGAAGAACGCACATTGCTCGGTGGTCGAGCCTGTCAGGGAATATCCCACAGCTTTCTGAACGTATCTGATAAGGTCTTTATCCCCTCTGAAAATGTCGTCAAGAAATGCTAGCCAGCGAGGACAATCGGCATTCTCTGAATACTCAACGGCTGTCATTTTCGTCAGATATGTCATAGGGTCGTGAGGAGATATGCCGCCGCTTCGCAAGTCGATAACTCCGCCCGGGGTATTGAGAACAGTTTTAAATCTGTCCATCTGAGCAGGCAGAACAGGGACGTGGTGCATGACCTCGCTTAGCATTGCGTTCTTTGATTTGTTAGAGCGGCAGGACTTCATATGCTTTTCAAAAGCCTTTGCCATATCCGTTTCCTCGTCTGCGTCAAGTTGAGCGTACACTTTTGCCTCTGCCGCCATACAAGCCACAGCCTTATCAGCAAGACGTTTAACTGTGCCTGTCATATCGGTACACCACTTTCTGCCGTCATACCAAAGCCAGCGTTTGTCTGTATAACAGTATCTCACCTGCTCGCCGAAAAGGTCAACAAAGCGTTCTGCGTTGCCCGTATCGTCAAATGAATAAAGTCTTGGCTTGGCTTCTTCCTGCTCCACAGCGCCCACAGAAACAGGCTCAGAGGGTGACTTGAAATTAAGAGAAAATCCCCCTGCGAACTTTGGCGAATAGGTCTTGTCGCAATCTGCAATGGCTTTCTGAATGGTGAGTGCTCCGTAGGTCGAACCGCTTTGCGCCCTGTCCCACTTTTCCCTCATAAGACCTGAGGAGCGGAATATCATATCCATCTTCTCTGCGTCACAGCCTGTCCAGAAGGCAAGCATTGAGCAGAACGCCATATCAGCTTCACTCTGCGAGGTATATCCTGCGGTTCTTCCGCTGTAGAGGGAAACAAACTTTCCGCCGTTTTTTGCACCTGCCGCCGCTTTGATTATCTGGTCTGCGGTGTCAAGTCTGACAGCAGGAACAGCCTTTGCCACAGGCTCGTGACCGCCGCCTATATACTTTTCGTGCAATGGCTTTATGCTGTCGGAACACTCTGCGATGCCATCATATTCTGAGCAGGAGTTGCCTGTCATAACGAAAAATCTGCCGTCCTCATACATCTCAACTGAGCCTTTACGTCTGCCACGCTTCGGGAGCTTTCCTCTGCATATGATATGTATGCCCTTGCCTGATTGAGATATCTCAGTATAGCTTTGCAGGGTGGAGATAAATTCAGATATGATGTTGCCGTTCTCTCCCCTTTGGTATGCCTCAAGCTCCTCCTCTTTGCCGTCAATGTCAACACCGAAATATGGACAGCCACCGAACATAAATCCTATGCCCGAATGTTTTTTTGAGGCTCTCACCGCCGTATCAAAATCGCACCAAGTAGAGGGGTTATTTGACATAGCCCCTCCGCCTGTAAGTGCGTTTATCGGCACTTTCTTTATCTTCCCTCTCTTTTCATCAGGCACAGCGTCCCAGCATATCCAGTTTGGCAGGGCTTTAAGCTCCTGCGGTATTTGTTCGTACATATATCCAACTCCTAACATAAATTTTGAAAAGTCAAAGCCTTTCACTTATCCCCGAAAAACACCCGAAAAGTTGCATTAAAAAATGCAACAATTGCAGAAATGTTGCCAAATTAAAATATAAATCATTTGTTTGCACAAAATATCATCTGCGTTTTTATGCAAAAGCACTATGACTTTTCGCTTTTCTCAGAAATCAGAACGGCACGCCGTCATCTGTAAGCACGTCCTCAAAATCTTCAAGGGAGCCTATGGCGCTGTCAGCCTGCGTATTTGTCTTAGGCGTTGCAAAGCCCGTCTGCTTAGTCGCAAAGCTGTCCGCCTTCGGTGCAGAGGATTTGAACTTATGCTTGCACTCAGGATACTTTGTAGGGCTGACAAAATTAATGCGTTCCTGCGGCTCTCCGTTTTTGTAATTAGGGTTTGATTCGTGCTTGAGGTTGACCCTTATGCACTTGTTCAGCAGGTCGGTGCAGTATGCTTTAAGGCTCTCATACTCCTTGCCGTCAGGAAGCTTAGCCGCCTTGCCCATTGCCATAAGCTGAGCAAAGTTGTAGCCCTCCACCTGCATATCGTTCTCATTAGGCTCATGCTTTTTCCATATGGTGTGAAACAGGCAGGAGTTGCCGTATTTCTGTCCCTGCACGTCATTTCTGATGACGAGAGTGAAGTTAAGACCCATCGAGCCTTTCTTTGTTGTGCGTTCCTCGATAGCGGTTATGATGCACTCGTAATCGCCCTCAGGCTTTAATCCATTCTGAAACGCCTCTGATTGATTTGACTTAAATCCCATTTTTTATTCCTCCGTTAGTAAATTTACTGCGTCCTCTGCTGAGCGGCATATGCCTGCCAATGCTCCGCACTCACGCATTTTTGTTATGAAATTCTTCTGCTCAGGACGAACTCGCCCCGACTTTGTTTTGACTTCGATAAAGACAGCTCTGCCGTCCTTATGTCTTACACCGAACAGGTCTGAAAAACCTTTCGGCACACCTGTGGTGAAATATCTGCCGTCAACTGTTTTCCCCTCGCCCACGTTCACACGAAAGACAGTGCAGTAGGGCGATACTGCCGCCCTTATCTCGTTTTGTATCCTGTGTTCTTCCGTCAACCTATAAGCCCCCTTTGCCTTGCCTGATAATACGCCCAGCCTGATTTGTAGCCGTGACTTTTCGCATACTGCAAAAGTTCGGGATAGGTATGATAATCGGCAGGACTTGAAAAGTCAAGCTTAAATCCCTCCACCTTTATAAGACCCACGCTGCTGTCAGTTTCAAGCTTTCTCTCGGCTGAGGGGAACTCATATCCGCAGTGAGGACAGCATACTTTCACCCCCGCAGGAGGAGCAGAGAAAGTATAGAAACATTCGGGGCATTGTTTCACCTTGTCGCTCTGCTCCTGCTTTTTATGCTGAGCTTTCGGCTTTTTCTCCAAGCTCCACTCCCTGTCGTCGTCAGGCATACCAAATCTTGCATAGTTGCCAACGTGGTCGATTATGACGGCTCTCTTGTTTGGTCTGTACCGCATACATCTCATAGCCTGCTGAATGTAAAGAGTAAGGCTCTTGGTGGGTCGCAGGAGTATGGCACACTCGCAGTCAGGAACGTCAAAGCCCTCTGAGATAAGGTCAACGTTGCACAGCACCGTTATATCTCCCCTGCGGAAAGCTGAGATAATGCTGTCACGCTCTGCCTTTGGGGTCGAGCCGTCAATGTGTGCCGCCTTTATGCCGTTGCCGTTAAATACCTCTGCCGTCCGCTGAGAATGTCTGACGGAAGCACAGTAGCAGACCGCTTTTTTGCCATTTGCTAACTGCTTGTAATACTTTATGACATCACCGAAAACAGTATTTTTTACCATAGCTTTTTCTATTTCAGCCGCCATATATTCTCCGTGAGAAACGTGAAGCCCTGTAAGGTCGGCAACGTCAGGAGCATAGTAGTCATAAGGTGCAAGACAGTTGTTATCAATAAGCCATTTTGCGGATACGCCAATGATAAGCTTGTCGTTCACGTCACCAAGCCCGTCGCCATTAAGGCGGACAGGAGTCGCAGTAACGCCCACTCTCGGCACGTCCGAAAAGTATTCGTATATGCGTTTGTATGACTGAGCAAGGCTGTGATGATTTTCGTCAGTTATGATAAGTGCAGGCTTTGGCAGCTTTTTCAGCCGTCTTGTAATAGTCTGCACCATACCCACCTCGCAGAGCTTCATATCAACGCCCCAGCGGATAAACGTCTTTTTTATCTGCTCCACAAGCTCACGTCTGTGGACGAGAAACAGCACACGCTTGCCGTTAAAGGTCGTTCGCCTTGCCATTTCAGCCACTATGCAGGACTTTCCTCCACCGCAGGGCAGGACTATGCAGGGTGCTTTATACCCTGCACGCCAAGCCTTTCTTACCTGTTCCACCAGCTCATTCTGATACGTTCGCAGTTTCATTGGACTTCGCCGCCTTTACCCTTTTCAGAACGCATTTCATGCAAAGCTGTTTGCCGTAATTCTTCATCGAGCCGTCTATTATCTGCTGAACTGTGCGCTTGCCGTCTGACATTATCGTCTTTCCGCACTCTGAGCAGATATGTTCGTCCGCAAGGTGATAGTATGTCCTCAGCGCTTCATCAACAAGTTTCAGATCGTTGCTTATATACATACTGTCGAACAGCCCGATAGGACTTTTGCAGGTGTCAGTGCCGTCCGTCTGAGTTGCGAAAAGATACTTGCCGTCAACCACAACAGTTTTAAGCACAGTTGTGAACATACCCTCGACAGTTATCTTCTCATCAAGCAGCTTGCCGATAGTTTTAGCTTTCTGCCTGCCGTCCTCGCCTGTATCAAGGTGATTGAGAAAATACACGATAACGTCTTCGGGAAGCATTTCAACGCTTCTCACAAGCTCCCAGAAATTCTTTGCAATGTCGGTGAACTTCTGATAGCCCGTTTCCTTTGCACGGCGCATAAACTCGTTCACCATAAGATACTGACTATCGTCAACGGCTATGGATTTTGCCGTCTGAGCTTTCATAAAGCGTTCTATCTCGCCGTAATTGTCGGTATGTATCGTTGACTTAAACTGCGTGCGGAACGGAAGCTGTTTTCCATTCACGTTCACAAGAGCAAGCTCGTCTTCTTTGAAATTTCTCAGGGAAGCAGATTTGCCGCTTCCTGAAAAGCCTAATACAAGTATCGCAAGTCCCATTCTCTTTCCCTCCTTATCTTATGGTCAGTCCCGGTCTGCGGACAACAGCCGCATATGGGATCTTCCTGCCTGCCTCGATAGCCGCCTTGACAGCTGTCTTGCTTATGTCAGGATCTTTGTATTTCAGCAGGCTGTCATCATTGACCTTTGCCCACTCCACGAAGGCTTTCGGGTCTGTTATCTCAGTGCTTTCCCTGCCCTTTGTAATGCTTATCTTAGCCATAACGCCCTCTATTTTGTTAAGGTTGACCCTCTGCATACTGTTCATAAGATAAGCTTTAAGGCTCTCTGCCTGCTTGACCTTCTGCTCACGTCTTGCTTTGAGGGCTTTCTCCTCTGCTTCAAGCATTTTTGCCTCGCTGTTCAGCACCTTGACATAAGCCGCAACGTTCTCCGCCTTGTCTGTAAATTCAGCCTCAACGCATTCAAGGGTATCAAACCACACCTTTTCAGCCTCAGCCTTTTCCTCTGCCGTAAGCTCGGCATTTTCCGTCATATCCTCAAGGCTGTCAAAAAGCCTCTGAAAATCGTTTGTAAGCTCATAAAGTTTCATTTTTATACCTCCAGTTTTGAATTGATTATATCCGCAAGCTGTCTTGCTTTCTGTGTGAAAAGTCCGTAATTGTCGCTGTCATTATGCTCGTTCACAAAGTCCACAAGCCTTGTTACGCTGTCAACAGCGGTTGAAAGATAGGCCTTGAATATGGCTTTATCGTCCTGCACAAGCCTTGCAGGAGCGTTCTCTGCAAGCTTTTTCTCATACTCCGCCTTAGTTCTGTCAAGCTCCTCACGAAGCTGTGAAAGCTTGTCCTGCTTGTCCTTTTCAGCCTGCTCAGCTTTCTGCAAAAGTTCTCTGCGGTCTTTCAGGCTGTCTTCTTCAAGCTTTGAATATTTTTCCGACCAGTCAAGGTCAACACGTCGCATAGCGTCTTTAAGGTTTGCCACCTCTTTGCTGTCTGTTTCCACAGCTACCTCGATAGGACGGCTCTCAAGCTCCTTTATCTCGGCTTCAAGCTGTGTTACCTTGTTTTTCATTTCAAGCACCTTTTTATCCGCCATAAAGACCTGATGGCTTGCCTCTGCATTTGACTCCATGGCTCTGTCACGCTCGTTCTGCAAAATATCTATTTTTGCTTTGAGCTCCTTGACAGTAGTGCTTTCAAGGTCGATATTTTCGGCAAGCTCTGTTCGCTCTTCATCGGAAAGCTTAGCAAGAAGTGTCAGCTTTTTAACTCCGATTTGTAAACTCGAGTTTACAAAATCCTGCGGTAATTTTTCAGCCACTCTAATGTAATTGTACACATTCATTCTTGAAAATCCTGTTTCCTGCTCGCAATACTCTCCGAAATCTGAGTACCCAAGCTCCTTGTAAAGTCTGCTGTCCCTCATTTCCTTAAATCCCATACACATATCGTAAAGGCTCTGCTGTGCAAGCTGAGCTGAGGTCTTTATCCTGCGGTCAAGCTCAGCCGCCTTGATATATTCTGCCGATAGTTCGTTCATGCTGTTTTACGCTCCTTTCGTTTCTCAGCGAACACCCTGTCAAGATACCGCTGATACTTCTGTTCAAAGTCTTTTATCTCCGGCGGCTTGTCCTCACCGCCGTTTTGCACCACGTTGTTCCTATATCCTCTGCACTGCACGATACCGCCGTATTGGCTCACCTCAACAGTATAGTAAGGCTTGTTAGGCTCAGAAACTTTTCTCAGAAACATTATACTTAGCTTTCCCATAGCATGGCGTTCTGCATATCCGCCCACACAATGGGAAAGTATCCTGCCCTCGTCCTCTATCTCTTTCAAACTGTGTGGCTGTCTGACAAGCAAGCCGTCTGCCGAAAATTCAAGGCAGACACGCTCTGCAAGCCTTTTCGTAAAGTTCTGCAAAACAAGCTCGTCCTGCTCATAGTTGATGATCTGAGTAAGCCTGTTGTGCATTGTCCAAAAATCGTGTGGCAACGCTATCATTGTATCGTGAATGTTATACTCCAGCGTTTCACACTGCTCCAGATAGTCGCTGTAATCAAGAGGTGTCATTTCCTGCTCGTTTATGTATCGTGCCACCCTTTGCGGTGTAAGACCCGTTATCCTCACAAGACGTTCAAGAGTGCCGTGTTCGTTCTTAAAAACCTTTGCTATATTCAGTAAATCTTCCGGTCTTAGTTTTGGATATTCCTCACGATAGTCAAGATACTGCTCCCACAGGTGTTCGCTGCCTTTGAGTGTCTTGAACTCCGTCTTGTTCAGTCCGAGCATTTTCAGCAGGTCATTACTTTTCCAGTTCACACGCTGAGAGAGCAGGAACTTTTCCTGATATCCCCACCAACCTGTGTATCTCACGCTTGTTACGTCATAGCCTTGTTTCATAAGATACTCGAGGTTAGGATGTTTGCAATATGCGTGAAGATAACATATAAGCATATTGCCGTGATAATGCTGATACTGACTGTAACGCATATCCGACTTGTCTATGGCTTTGATGTTCAGTACCGAATAGGAATTATCATAGTTATATCCCATACAACTCTTGTAAAAGACAGGCTCACGGAAGTCATTACGCACCGACCAGTTAATGCCGTTATCACTGCCGTATCTCACAGATCCGTCACGGGCGAACACATACCGCTGTCTTTCCACAAGGTCACCCTCTGAGTATCGGTGAAAGCAACGTGCAAAAAGCTCAGCACCCCTTGTGAGGAACACCACATAATTCTTAGCACCCTTGCCTTTCATCTCATCCATAAGCTCTTTATCCACCGAAGGAAAGCAGTAGATAAGAGCCTCTTTTCTTGTCTTTTTCATACTGTCACCTTAGAAATCAAGCAAGCCGTCAAGGGATAGGCTGACAGACGGTTTTGCCGTTTCATTGCTGTCCGAGCCGTCGCCCAGGTCGATAGTCATATTGAAATGAACGTCCGCACCCTTGAAGTAAAAGCTTACAGCTCTGCGGTATACTTCTATATCGGAAATACTTCTTCCTGCACCCTTGACAGCATTTTCCGCACACTCAGCGAAAGTCCTGTCCGTCTGCAGGACCGCCTGAGCGAACTCCTCGTTCTGCTCACAGAAAGTTTTGAGGACCTCAAGAGTAGGCTTTGCAACCGCCTGTGCATACTTGCCAAGCTTAGCGACAGACAGCTCCTGCGACAGCTTGTCCTGAGCTTTCTTTGCGTTAATGTTCATTGCCGTCACCGCCTCTCAACTTTTCAAGCTTATTCCTTGTGTCGAATATTTTTCCGTATGCCTCTCCGATATCAAAGGCTCTCTGCTCACATTCTGACATTCCCTCATAGACAGTAAGTATATTTGAGCAAGCTTCATCAGCAGTTTTGTATGCTTGACAAATCGCTGCTTTTGTGCTATCATCAAGGTGTAATATTGAACTGGTATCTTTTGATACCTCCGAGCTTGTGCCTGTTGCCGCAGGTGCAGGCTCGTTTTTCATGTATTCGAGAATATGATTCATGAAACCAGTAATGCAATTACCCGTACCCATAAGTGGGCATGGTTCACAGTTGTCTACTATACAGCATTTTGCTGCAAGAATTATTTCATCTCTCGTCATCTTTATCCTCCTTAAACTTTTTCTCCCAGTGCTTTTCAATGGCACCAAGTAATATGTACATCACTACATCTATGCCTGCAAGCACAGCTATTGTTATCAGCAGTATTCCTACAATGTTCATTACCACTTTCCTTTCATTTCAACTTCGACCTTGACTATGGGTCTGCCTGCTTCTCTCACCGCACGCTCTAATTCCTCACGAACTGTGTCTTCTGCGGTCTCTTTAACGTTGCGATACAGTCCATAGATTGCCAGTGCAACCAGCGCCACACACAGTGCTATGGCTGACACATATCTGATGATCTCCAACGTTGTTATCAGGTTGTTCATTTTCTCACGTCCTTTCCGTAAAGCGTGCGGAGTTTTTTAAGCCTTTTCTCGAAGTTGTCGATATCAATGCCCCACACCTCGTAGGCTATCTCGGTATTAACCGAGTGTGGCAGCCATGACTTCACACCACGCTTTTCCATTTCTTCCTTAACAGCTTTCTTGATCTTGATAGTCTGCGTTTCACCTGTGCTGAACAGCTCCTTGATATCCGCATTGGTTATTTCGGGCTTTTCATAGTACAGCCGCACTGCCATTTCAATGTCAGGTGACCTCATTTAGTCCACCTCCTCGATAGTCAAAACATTCTCATGGGGCCTAATAACACTTGCCTTTGTCAGAGCCTCGTACTGACTCTTTGCTGCTACTGTGAACACCCTTTTATAATGATACTGGTCTATCGTCGTTACCTTGTACAGTTTCATTGCTTTGTCACTCCTCATTGTGTTTTCTGTCATTTCTGCTTCCAGCGAACATATCCTGCAAACATTGCTAGTTATCATGAGAGACAACGGAATTGTGTTGTCAAGCCCTATTAGCATACATATACCGAATGCAAGCGGACTTGCTAGACACAACGCAATACCGAGATAGTACGCTATCTTTTTCAAATTCAACGTTTGCCCTCCTCATATTGTGACCTTGTTACAATCAGCTCTCCGTCAAGAGTCCAATACTGAATGACCTCTCTACAGGGGTCATTTTCTGTTCCTGCACCTTTCAAGGCTCTTGTTACGATCACCTGTTCAACTCTGGCATTGTCACACCCTCTTGGAATAGCAATAATTTTCTGTTCCACTTTCTCACACCTCTCATTTTCTGTCCGTTCAAACGGACTGTTAGCTGTTGACATCACTTGAATGAAGTAGTATAATCTACTCAACAAAGGTTTCAAGGCTTACGCCGAAGTAATCGGCAAGTATCTTAAGCTTGTCTACCTTTGGCTTAGAGCGACCATTTTTCCAATCGCTAAGTGTTGTCTGAGGTATTCCTGTATCAAGCGATACACGATAAGATGTAAGACCTCGTTCGTCCATAAGCTTTTTAAAAGCATCATACATATATAGTTTACACCTCCTTAACATTATGTTATTTAAAATACTTCGGTTTTGCGGTATAATAAGAATATCAAAAGTAAATATGTTTACTACGCCGCTTATACTCAGATTTTTCGTTGCTTGGTAAATCTTTAGTATGTGCTTAGTATACATCAATATTTCCTGATTGTCAAGAGAAAATACTAAACTTTTCTTTAGTAATGTAATCTTTGTGAAAGGTGTATAATTTATGTACGAAAAATTTAGCAAATTGCTACATGATTACGGTGTTTCAGCCTATAAAGTATCAAAAGAAACAGGAATAAGTCAAACCACATTCAGTGATTGGAAAAAGGGAAAGAGCCAACCGAAAGTCGATAAGCTTCAAAAAATCGCTGACTATTTCCACGTTCCACTTGACTATTTCACAGAAGATAATATCAAGGTCGAAGCACACAACGAGCCTATCTATCTTGATGACGAAACAAGAGATATAATAGATGAGCTGAGAACACGACCAGAAATGAAGATCCTCTTTAGTGTGTCAAAGAACGTCACTAAAGAGGATATAGAAGCTACAGTTGAGATTTTAAAGCGTATGCAAAAGGATAGTGAATAGATTGGATTATTGCATTAGATACGTTCCTTTGCCCATAACGGTAAAGGGTGTGACAGCAATGGATTCTGACGGATTTTATAATATATACATAAACTCTAGGCTATCCTATGAGGAACAAAAAAAGACTATAGCTCACGAAATGGAGCATATAGTCCGTGGCGATTTTTTCAGTTTTGCCTCTCTTGAAGAGGTTGAGAGAATGTAGAGGGGGTATTCAGTATGGGGTATATTATCGGAGCAGTAGTGATATTACTGATAGTAGGATTAGTCATAAAGTTTTGGTTTATAATTTTGCCGATCATAGCCGCAGTGATAGCAGCGTTTTGCATATATAAGTATCAGCATAAGAAAAAAGAACGCAATAAGCAGATGACTTGGCAGGAAATTCAGAGTACATCATACAATAAGTCTAAAAGTTCGAGTACGTTATTCGAAAATCATCATACCAACATCACAAGTGTTACTAAGAATGAAGATCTTGATGTTATCAAAAGTTGTCCTATAGATTATCCCGAAAATATAGCAGGCTATCGCAAGACTTATAAGACTTATGAAAAAGTGAGGATCACTCCTTGCATAAACTGGGAGAATGATTATTTTGAGCTATTATTGAGCGAACCACTTAGATTTGTTCAAGAAAACAGTCAAGTAACAGTTTATCAAAAAAATTTGAAGATCGGCTATATATTTTCGGAGAAAATTACATCGGTAATCAATGACTTTTTACAAAGAAACGCTTTAATAATCGGTTTCTTACATTATATTGATCCTGATATGAATGACATAAGAATATCAATAGCCTATTATGAGTGCCTGCATAATGATACTTGCAAGGCAGATGTTATTGAAGAGGTAAAAGCAAAAGCCAAAGTTAATATAAGAATTGATGATGATACATCGACAACTGCTCCACTTATCTGTGATAACAAAGAGCTTTGCGATGTTGAGGAGAATTATAATATTTGCATTATAACAAATAGTGAGCCTGATTATAGCAGACTGAAACAAGGCGGCAAGATCTATTTTGAGCAAGAACCTAGTAATTCTTATGACCACAGAGCTGTCAAAGTTAAGCAAAGCAACATTTACATAGGATACTTGTATAAAGGTGAAATGCAAGATAAGGTAAATACGTTCATTGACTGTGGAAATATCGTCACGGGATATTTAACAAAAGTGGAGCATTTGACCGACACGTCTAAGATACTGGCGACCATATTATTTTATAACTAAATAAAAAACTCCCCCTGCCGATACTGGGAATATCGACAAGGGGAATACACGCAGAATTTTCTCCTGCATGGTTACAAATACATTATATCACCAATTTAAGACATTGTAAATGATTTCAATAAATTGTTTACAAATGTCGGAAATTATTGAACTACAAGGAGGAAGTTTTTTTATGAAGAAGTTTATTGCTGGAGTAATTGCATTATCGCTCGTTTGCGGAATGTCCGCTTGTGGAAGTAGTGACAGCTCATCTTCAAGTGAAAGCACTACTGCAACAACTACCACTACTACAACATCAGAGGAAACCACAACGACGACAACCACAGCGGAGACTACGACTACGACGGAAGAAACGACAACAACGACGGAAAAGCCTACCACAACAACGACTACTACGACCACTAAAGCTACTACCACCACTACAACAACTACTGCTGAAGAACCCAAAGATCAAGTTTTGTTTGATAATAACGGAATTAAGATTACCTTTACTGGTATGGATTATACAAGCAGTATATTTGGTCCAGAAATCAAAGTACTGATTGAAAATAGCACGAGCACAAATTATACAGTTCAGGTTCGTGATTTTTCTGCGAACGGCTTTATGGTTGACACAACAATGTCTGCGGATGTCAATGCAGGTAAAAAAGCAAATGATTCAATAGGAATTAATAGTTGGTCATTAGAGGAAAATTCTATATCCGAAGACGATATGCAAACTTTTGAATTCAGTTTTCATATCTTTAATTCCGATGATTGGTCTGACGGCTTTGATACTGAAACTATAATTATACAGCTTTAAAATAAAAAAAATCCTCTGAGTGCCGCAAACACTCAGAGGACGGTGAGCTGATATTGACAGTATCAGCTCAGAAAATTCACACCCAACAACCACGAAAGGGCGAATTCTGCCCTTTTATTGTAGCACACTTTCGAGGAAGTGTCAAGAATAGGAGGAATATTTATGCCGATCTACAAAATGACGGACAAGAACGGAAAGAACATCAGAAAAGACGGTCTGCAAAAATATCGTGTGCGTGTCAATTATACGGACAGTTTTGGAAAGTCTCATCAGATAGACCGTGTGGTGTTTGGTGCAGAGGCGGCTAAGCAGCTTGAACTCCAGCTTACACAAAAGCTCAATGCTAAAGAGATAGCTCCAAAAATGACTATCGGACAGCTATTCACGGAGTACATCACCGCCAAGCGTTCAGAGGTCCGTGAAACATCACTGGACAAGTCCCTAAGAATACTGAAAAAGAACGTCCTGCCCACCTTTGAAAGCGTGAGGATAGATAATCTGAACGTACCAATGGTGCAGAAGTGGAAACAGGAGCTTTCAGAACAGGGATTGGCTATCGTCACTCGAAAGAACATTTATGGCGAATTTCGTGCAATGATGAACTATGCTGTTAAAATGGAATACATTCCGAAAAATCCCGTTATCACCGCAGGCAACTTCAAAGCGCCCCTTGAAGCCAAGAAAGAAATGCTTTTCTACACGCCTGACGAGTTCAAGAAATACATATCGGCAGCTAAGAATTATGCTCAGGAAGCAGAGGACGGCGGCTCAATGTACGAATGGAACTACTATGTATTTTTCAACATAGCATTTTACATGGGTATGCGAAAAGGCGAGATATACGCCTTGCAATGGACGGATATAAAAGACGGCTACATATCCATCACCAAAAGCATTGCTCAGAAGCTCAAAGGCGGTGATCGTATCACGCCGCCAAAGAACAAGCCAAGCATACGGATGATACAGATACCAGAGCCATTAAGAGCAGTGCTGTCAGAACATTACGAACGCTGTGAGAAAGCAGTGCCAAAGTTCAGTGATGATATGTACATCTGCGGCGGTGAGCGTCCTATTCGTGACACGTCCCTTGAAAAGACAAATAAGAAGTTTGCAGACTTGTCAGGTGTCAAACGTATCCGTATTCATGACTTCCGTCACAGCCACGCTTCCCTGCTCGCCAATGAGGGCATAAACATTCAGGAGATAGCAAGACGTCTTGGACATTCCAACATATCAATGACATGGAACACCTACTCGCACCTCTACCCACGAGAGGAAGAACGTGCGGTGAAGATATTGAACACAATCGTGTAAAAATCGTGTATACAAAAGAAAACCACCGTATTTACGGTGGTTTTTGTTCGTTTGGCGGAGATGGAGAGATTTGAACTCTCGCTACGGTTTTGCCGTACTACCGCATTTCGAGTGCGGACCCTTCAGCCACTTGGGTACATCTCCTTGTGTCAACTATACTATTATACAAGTAATCACAAAAAAAGTCAAGCCCTTTGTGCAAATTTAAGCACAAAGAGCTTGTCCATCATCTATTGCTGAGCACGCCTCTGCATCTCCTTAACATATGCAAGCGTTTCAGGAGTGTAACCTACCATTGCGTTGGGGCAACATTGGGAAAGCAATTGCATAAGCCCCATGGCGGTGTCCTTGCCCTTGGCATATACGTTAAAACGCAGTATATTCTTCTTGTGCTTCGTGCAGACGATTATCTCGTTGGTGTAGCTAATGAAATTCATACTCGCTGTGTGCTGGTAAATGCCGTAGGCTTCCTCTCGCCAGCACATCTGAAATGGCGCTTTCTTGTTGGCAAGCACCCTGTCGGATACGATAATATGATCGTCCTGATATTGTATGTTGGCGTAAAGCTCGTCAGCCTGCTGTAAAAGATCGGGATTGGCTTTGAATATGCCGCTCTTTTCAGGGTGCGTCCTCCGTGACGTACCAAATATAAGAAATATAACACCAGGCGTAAGAGCAAAAAGTCCAAGTATCAATACGCCGTATTCACCGGCTACTACCGCCGCAAATGAGATAAATCCACCCATTAGCGTGAGTATCACACCGCCAGCTATCATTGCTATCATTCTTTTTCGTATGTTGGCAAATACTACTTCTCGTCCCAT